AGAAAACTTAAGTTCAGCAACTAGAGTGTTAAGGCCAGGATAAATATTAGTTCCGTCCTCGCTGGCATATAAGGCCATCCTGGCGTAAACAGCAGTCTCAATTCCTGTTAGTCGATACTTCCCGTTAGAACCCTTGGCCTGGTCACGAAACGCGGCCAGCATTAACTTAAAACACATGTAATTTACTCCCTGTAAATAATTGGCGTTTGGTTTGACTTTAGTGGTTAATCGGCTGATACTTTCCCTTTATCCATGCAAAATAATTGTGCCCTAGGAACACAACTCCGCCTAGGGCGTTTTTATATTAAACTCTGTACTCTTAAAGCCGTCAATTATTGAGATGATGGCCTAGCTCTTAACACTGATGGGTTACTATAAGAATAGACTACTGCATCTGCATCATAGATTGTCACTGATTGTCCAGAAGAAGGGGTAGTAGTAGTTTCTGTAGATGATGGGCTAAGAGTTAAAGGAAAAATCACATCAGTTAAATTTTGTTCTTGTCGTCTAAGATGTGCTGAACAATGATATAATAATTCTGGATGTTCATGATGCTTATGATGCTGTTTAAATTTAGCCAATGCTTTAATCACTAACATTTTTTCTCTAACTTCTCTAGGTAATGATGTTAATGAGGTAGCACTAAGAGATATTGGAATAGCATCGGTATGTTGACGAGGTAATAACGGCGTATCTTCACAATTAAATTTAGTTTGATTTTTAAACGACCATAGTAAAGATTTTTCTAGATCAATGGTAGATCCATATTTTGATAATGCTTGTGATCTCTGAATAGTTTTACGCAATTTCTTTTGTAATAATTCTTGTTGCTCTAAAAACACTTCTAAATCCGCATCGTAAATTAAAGCATCTAGCATACGTTTCCAATCATGAGGGTGTGAACCGAAATCATGTAGCGGTGATCTCCTAAAATTTCTAATACAAAACTCTATTACTTTTCTAATGGTATCACCTGTTATGTTATAACCTTGATTCTTAAATGCCTCTATTAACTCTTCTTCTCTTTGTTTAGTTAAATAAAAATCAGGATCGCCATATTTAAAATAACAAAATGCTTTGGTCATCATACGTGAACAAAATCCAGTAATACTTCCGCCTGATGTTATAGCTGCATATAGTGTAACCAATGATTGAAAACTATTTGGAATGCCTAATGCTGTAATAATACCATTTAAAAATTGAAAGAAAGGCGCGCTTTGATAAAACAAAATACCACCTGCTATACAGCCAACAGATGTAAGAATGACTCTAAATGTACTTCTAGTCGGATGTTTTCCTGTTAAAACCGCCCCCAATTCCTCTTTTAAAAAAAGAAAAGGGAATAACAGTAGATTTATAAGTTGTGCATTTAATAAATAATTTGTCATAAAACCTTAAAGTATTGTGCATCTGTTTTTAGGCGGTCTTGGTGTATCTTTATGCACCGTAACTGGAGGCAACTCTAATACTGACATTATTTGTGGAGTTGCTGGAGGCGCAAACGTACCACTAGTTGGATGTCTAGTAGTTGGAGCTTGTGGGCTGGTAGATGGTTGTAATAAATCAAACGTTCCAGATGGATGTATTTGAAAATGTAATCTACGGTTAGCCACAGGACGTGCAGTCCATCTACAATTTGCCTTATAATATGGCTCTGTACTATCAATCCTCTCTATAAAAAACACTCGTCCCTGATGAGGTGGTGCTCCCATATCTCTAAGAAAAGCAGAATAGGAATGGCACCAATCTTCACAAACTTTTGCTCCAATTGCGCCAAAATCTTTGTATGAGGGGTTGTTCGAATTGTAACAGCGATCTCTTATTTCCAACCATTCTTGATACGCTGGCGTAATAATAACATCCATAACGCTATTAGCTTCGTCATCTGCACTGCTACCGCTAGATCTGGGTTCTCCAGTATACATCGTACAGCTCTCCTCTTTTTTTATATTTTCAAGAAAGTATAGCGTAAATATGCTGACAAGTTAGCAATCTACCGCAAGCTGTTCAAATTTTGAACAAACGAGGAAACCTCGGAAATTTCAGCAAACAGTTATCTTATCCACAGGGTTATTAAAAGATTTTGTGGATAAGTTTATTTACAAGAGTGTATTTACTTTTAATTATTTTTATCTTACGTTAATACTTATAATAATCATATAAATTTTAAAAACATATAAGGTGGAGTAAAAATGAGTAACGGTACATTGTGTTTATCACAAATTAGTAAATTAGTTGGGATGCATGGGGCATGTTTGCATGAAAGAGCAAAAGCTAGAAGAACTAAGACTCAAAAACTGTCAAGGGGGGGGCAATACAAGATTTTATTAACGCCCGAACAAATAAAAAAAATAATACACGATCGATTTAATCCTTTAAGCGGGAAAGTAATTTATATAGGAAATTTAAAAGGTGGGGTGGGAAAAACTACGTTAGCATATTTAACAATAGAGGTGCTATCCACACTAGGTTTAAAAACTTGTGCTATTGATTTAGATATTCAAGCAAATTTAACCAGACAATTTGATGGCATAAAAGCAAACCCTCCAGTATTTGCGGACTTGGTAGATAAAAAACTTAAAATAGAAGATATAATAATTAAATTAAGTCCTACTTTAGATATTATACCATCTTCGTTGAAAAATGGTTTAATTCAAAAAACGCTATCCCACGAAACCCCGAAACATTATTTAACGTGGTTTAATTCATTATGCCTTTCATATTTACGATCTAAATATGATGTTATTGTCGTAGATACTCCACCCAGTTTAACCACTCTAAACTCAGTATTTTGTTTGTGTTTACAAAGCACTGATAATTTATTGATTCCTGCTTGTGCCGATGAGTTTTCTATAATGGGCATAGAAATGTTTTTAGAAGACGTAAAAACTATCCGTGAATCTTATAAAACCAATTCAGAACCAAAAACAAGCATACTCATAAATAAATTCTTTCAGAATCAAACTAACAACATAGAAATGTTTGCCAAAATAAGCAAAGCATATCCTAACTTGTTATCTAAAAATGTAATTAAAGACTGCGCAAAAATAAGAGAAACAACTACCGATAAAAAACATATAGGAGACGCAACCAGAAAATCAGAGCTTTTTGATGTTCTTGTTACATTATTAAACGAGTTTAATATTTTAAAAAAAGTGAAATAAATAATGTCTGTCGATATAGATAAAATCTTAAAAAAAGCTAAAGAATTAAACGCGAAGAAAAAAAACAAGCCACAATGTAACTCTGTTATTACTGGCTTACCGGCTGAATATAAACCATGGTATCAAGGTGATAACTTTTCTCCTGAAGAAGCTGAGAAGCTAGAGACAACCTCTCAACCGCTGATCATGGAAGTTTTGGTTACAGCGGCTGTTGAGGATAATTTGGAAGTTACCAATCTTAAAACCATTTTCAAGGAAGATAACTTTATGGATAATGACGTAAAAAAGGATGAAACTCAAGTAAAAATAAATCGTACACAGATCGTACACAATTCAGGCACAGATCGTACACAGATCGTACACAATTCAGGCACAGATCGTACACAGATCGTACACAATTCAGGCACAGATCGTACACAATTAGTACACGATTCGTACACAGATCGTACACAAACGGTACTCAAACAGTACTCAAACAGTACTCAAACAGTACTCAAACGGTACCCAAACAGTACTCAAACAGTACTCAAAGATGACTCAAACAGTACTCAAACGGTACTCAAAGATGACTCAAACAGTACTCAAACGGTACTCAAACAGTACTCAAACAGTACTCAACAAACAGTACTCAAACAGTACTCAAATCTCGACTTAAGTACGGTAACTGGCAGTCAACAAGAATTACTTTTTTATATATATAATTTATGCAAAACAGGAGGAAGCAAAATCACCCCTCCATTAAGTATAAAAAATTTTTGTGAGAACACTGAGGTTAAAAAAGGTACTATAAAAGCCGCATTAAATCGATTAATTGAAAAAGGATTTCTAACAAAAGAAAAAAGTAGAACTGGCAGGTGCGGATGGATTTCTTATAAAATTCCAGACCAAGCGTATAAAGAATTACTTAACAATGGTGTACCATCACCTTCGACTATAAACGGTACTCAAACAGTACTCAAACAGTACTCAAACGGTACTCAAATCCCCGTTAGTAGTAGTAGTATTATTAATATAACTACTACTACTAACGGAAACGGATTTCCCGAAGAATGGAAGAACGTAAATTTAGATCTCTTACAATATATTGGGTTTTCTGAAAACCATCTTAGACAGCTTTTTAATTTTAATACCCCAGAGCTAGTCGAAGAATCAATTAAGCATTTTGCTTTTGGCCTTTTGAATAATCCAAAAACAAAACAATACCCAAACCCAATAAACGTGCTAATGGGAGTTTTACGAAAAGGTCAAGCTTGGGTTGAAAATAATTATAAATCCCTGCAAGAAATAGCTCAGGAAGAACTTGTTGCACGTAAAAAAGCAGAAGCAGAACGATTGGTAAAGCTCGAACAAGAAATTTATAATGCAGAATTTAAAATATGGGAAAGCGGATTATCTGCAACAGAGCTAAAGGCCATTGAGTTTGGAACACAATATCTCGGCCCCCTAAAAGCCAGGTTAAAGGCATGTTTTGATAAAACCATATGGCCAACCAAGCAAAACAAACCCTAACCAAGGCCGTTTTTAACGCCTTACAGCCTCTTTCTTTAGGTAACCGCTACCTACCTAGCGCCCCACAAAAATAATGGCTAATAAAGCGTTTAAATGAGTTAGTGTATTTGCACGGCTCGCGACAATTTAGGGAACAGTTTTTGGTAAGTTGATCCTGTTACCCTATATGCTATAAAAAGTTAATAACATGGGAGAAAAAAATGCTCAAGGATAAAGAACCTCCACACCCTGGAGAAATACTACTTAGGGAATTTATAGAGCCTAACGATATAGCGCCACATAGGCTAGCTAAGGATTTAGGTTGGCCATATTCAAAACTAGAAAAACTTATGGATGGAGAAATAAACCTTTCTATCGACTCTGCTATGGAATTAGCAGAAGTTTTAGATATGGAGCCTGATTTTTGGGTAAACTTACAGGCCAAATGGAGTAAATGGCATGATAATCAAGCGCTAATAGATGAGAACCTTTAACACAAAATATCCGTGTAGTAATGTGAGTATTGTTCCAAACAAATACACCACATTTTTTAGGCGTTTAAATCCAGAGGTTATAGCAAACTCAAGGTTTAAAATATGCTCTTTAGTTGCGATAAGGCGTAAGTCGGTTTCACCAGCGAGCGCTAAATTACGAGCTAACATTTTAGCTTGGTGCTCTGGGAAACCAGCTTCAATAAATTCGTCAGTTTTTAATAACATGTTTATTTTCATCCATAAATTCCACTAAATCCGTTTAATGTTCCACGCGGAACATATATTAATCATCTCTAGAATGCTTGCTAGGTGGTAATAATTTCTCAATATCTATTCCTGTTTCTTTCTTAACAACTTCCTCTATAACTTCTTCGGCAAATTCAGTACCAGGATTATCAATTTTTCCAGTATACCAATAACAAACACCAGAGAAAATAACAGAAAGAATGATAATCACAAAGCAAATTACCTTGGTGTTTATTCCCATAGTAATAATTTTATCAACAAGATTATCAACACAAGGATCGCTCATTTTTTAATCCCAACAAAGTTATTGTAGTTAGTAATATATTCATCAATAGTAGCTTTACCACCAGATGTATTATAATATTTTTTATAGTATTCTGCTTGAAGCTCTAACGTCTTAGGTATAGTCTCTGATGCTCTATGATAATCTAATCTTGCCATGGCTGTTGCATAATAAAGATTGTATAACATAATATCAGCCGTTGGGTTATTAGGAACATTACAAAAACTTATTATCTTATCTACTAAATAATGATTAGATAAATTTAGATGTTTCCAAATATCGTCATGCGTAGGTGGTTCCATCTGATAAGGGCCGACTGCTAAAATATTTTTTTGCAAAGACGCATATAAATCTGGGTTGGTACCTTCTTGAAATAAATATGTACCGCCTCTGGATTCTTGAGCGCAAGTTCCTATAAGTAAATCTTCGGCTTCTTGGCTATAAAGGGTTAATTCATTTAATACGGGCTGGATTATTAGTTTTCTAAACTGTAAGTTATTAAACATTATTTAGGTTCCCTCCCAAGTATTCCCTAACGGCATTAATCGCCTCATCTAGAGAGTAGCATACAACAGCTTTGTATGCTCTGTCATTTAAATTATCAACCCATGTTTTTTGATATTCGGAGAGACGGCCATTTTTAGATTTTAATTCTATAAACAACCCATGATAGCCATTGCAAGGCACGGCCATGAATATATCAGGTACTCCAGCCGTAACGCCTTGCGCCTTGAGGTTTTTAGCCTCAAGACAATTTCTACTGCCCCCATTAGGAACAGCAAAAGTAATAAGACGTATACGGGGGTAAAGAGAAATCCATTCAAAGAATGCACTTTGGATCGATGCTTCTGTTGTCTCTATATCCAAGCCTAATTAGCAGAAGGTGCGGCAGGAGCTATTGCGGAACCTACAGCATTTACAACATTTTCAGTGGTGCCTAAAGCAGAATCAGCATCGCTAATTACAGTACCAACAGTACCAGGAAGCTTAACCGAATTAAGCATGTCTAAAATAGATTTAGCTTCGGCTAAACGTCCTACTAAAGCATTGTGGTTAGCTGCGCTTTGTTCAATTGCTTGAGCTAATTGTGATACGCGTTCAATTAATGATTGCATTGTCATATTTATATTTCCCTATATAAAAAGTGCTCCCCATCTTGGGGAGCGTTAATCGAATATTCACACAGCAGGCGTTATGGCTATCCACGAGACGGTAGTTGCAGCACCTGGATCGGCACTAAAACTTACAGTTAATGTGCCAGCACCTGGAACTACTTTAGTAATTGAAACAGCATTAGTAGAGGCTAAAATAGAGGCTGTCACTATGCTAGTTGCCCCAACATTGGTTGCGGTATAAGCATTACTTGTTCCGCCACCAGAATAAGCGGCAGTAGTTGCGGCATGTAATGTAAACCCAGCATCAACAATAGCGCCCACAGTACCAGTTGCTTTAACAACATTACCGCTTACTAATGCGCTAGGAGCTAGCACAAAATTGGCAGTAGTAGCTGAAGGATCTGGAATTGTAAATGTTCTAACTCCAGCTTGAGATGCGTTCGTTACAGTGACCGCAGTATTTCCAGAGTTAGCGGTAGCAGCTACTACTAAATTTCCTTTGCTAGCTGTTGCTGGATAAGAAATAAAATCACCAGCTACGCCGCTAGATCCTGCCTGGACGTTTCCAGCAAAAGAACCGCCTGAACTTGCAGGGGTTACTAAACTGTAAACTAAGTTTGGGGCAGTTCCAGTAATAGATACGGCTAAGAATACAACGCCACTAGTAGTGTAAACTAGCGCCATATCGTTGTTTGAAACAGTTAATAGGTTTTCGTGAACAGCTTTACTTAAGTATCCTGTTGTCGTCACAGTTGCAACAGAGTCATTAGTATTTATAAAAACTAGATTAGGAATAACACCAGCTAACCCAGTAATGCTACTTGTAGCTTGTAAAATTGACATCTTCGCCCTCCATGGCTTTGATTAATTTATATTTTATTCAGCAGGATTTATTTTTTCTTAACAGCCTTACCAATGCGACCTTCCATTTTGCCGCCTTTTTTATTCATTTTTTCTTTCTTTTCGTAAGATTCTTCTTTACGTTCGTGCTTTTTCATTTTCGATGTCCTTATTAAAAATAAATTAATCTAAATTCATTATAGTAAATCTTATACAAACCCCAAAGATCGTCAAGAGCCATTCTCTATTTTTTTGCTTTAGATTTTTTGGTAGCTTTCGCTTTAGGTTTTACATGCTGAGGAAGCTTTTTACCTTTAGGGGTGGCAGATTCAAATTCCTTAGCTAATTTAGGATGTTTAGCGTACATAAATTTTCTTTGGGATAAACTTTTAAATGGCACTTTAATTCTCCTATGAACTGGTCGTTACGATAGGGGCAACTGTGTTTGTTGTTGTTGGACCAGTTGTACTGGTGGGGGCGCCACTACTTGTAGCCGTAGTTGCAGCATTAAATGCATTTATTCGAGCGGTTAATGTTGCCGTTTGTGTTGAATCATTATTAACAACCTGTGCCCAAAGAGCGGCTACTTGTTCTGCTAAAGTGGGAGGCGGAGGAATAGCAGCCATAGCGGCTTCTGCTTCTGCATCAATGGCCGCTTGAGCTAAATCCACATCAGTTACTGGAACTTGTTGAACAATACAATTACCCGCTCCAGCCGAAATATCCACAACCATTTTATATGTAGTCATAAAAAAACTCCTTAAGCAACTAAACCATAAAGTGTAAATGTTCCAGAGGCAATATTGCCTGTCCCCATAAAAAATTGAACAGCATTAACTGCCGCTGCTGCTGTTCTATATCCGCTACCATCAATTGGGTTTACATAAGGTGTACCCGTATATACGTAGCTTAATACACCTCTAATAAAACAATAACTAGCAGCGGAAGGATTAAAGATATAAATCCAACCGTTAGCACCAACACTTGTGCTCATATAGCCTGAAGCTCCATAACTAAAAAAGAGAGTTATAGAAGTATCTGACAAGCTAGAATTATTATAATAATCGCCACCATTAATTCCCACAGTATACCAAGAATAATTGCCTGCTCCGCTGTCGTAAGACGATCCGTTATTTGCGCTCGTTCTTAGAAGCATGGATGTGCTAGATGATGCAGGAATAATGTTCGTTAATAAAACAGCATAAGCAATATATGTATTTGATAATCCTGTAAAGCTTATACTAGCACTTGAAGAGGCCGAAACTGATGATATGGCCTGCCAGCTACCACCCCCAGCGGCTTGAAATGTTGGGAGAGCGCCTGCACCATTACTTGTTAATACCTGTCCTGATGTTCCAGCGCCTGCATTTTGTAAAGCACCTGTTGTGGTGGTTCCCCCACAAATAACGCCATATGCTGTTGTTGTTGCAATGCCAGTACCACCATTAGCAACAGGTAATGTGCCGGTTACTGCATTAGAAAGACCTATTTGATCCCAGCTAGCATCACCTCGCCAGAACGTAGTGTTGCTTGCGCTCGTGCCGCTATTCAAATTTCCTACAGGTAAATTGCCAGTTACACCGTCGGCTAGGTTTACATAGTTCCACGCTGGATTATTATTTGTTCCAGTATTAGTAAGGTATCGAGTCGCCGTAGTGTTTTTAGCAAGAGCAGACAACGTATTAGTAGCACTTGCATATAGGGTATCGCCTTGATTAAAGCTCGTTATCCCTGTTCCACCATAAGTTACACCTATAGTAGAACCGTTCCAGGTTCCAGTTGTAATCGTTCCAATACTAGCTAAAGATGATAATGTAGTTACTGCTGAATTAACTAGGGTGCCTGATGTAGGAAAAGTAACAGATGTAGTATTAGTAAATGTAAAAGTAGAGTTATAAGATCCAGATAAGGTTAAGCCGCCAGCCGTTGAAATACTACCACCCAAACCAATGGTGTACGCACCATTGTTTACCCCGGTGCCTCCATATGTTCCTGAAATTAGTGAACCATTCCAAGCACCATTAGTAATAGTTCCTGTTTGAGTAATATTACCTTGAACAGCTGTCGGTAGAGTAACTCCTATGCTAGGAACGCCAGAACTATCTGTTACCAAGATGCCGCTATTTGCTGAAGGTAATCCAGCTATAGTATTGTTGGCGCTGCTATATAAAATTTGATGTGCTGTTGTTGATGCAGGATAAGTGGCCGTACTCCAAGTTGGAGACGTACTACTACCAGACAATAATACCTGATTAGCAGTGGCCGTGCCAGATAAAATAGCTCCTGCACTTCCAGTCGAATAAAATATACCACCATTACTTGCTGTTAAATTAGCATTCAATCCGCCATTAGCTAACGATAATGGAAAAGTAGGGATAGATGAAGTTGTGGCTAGCGTGCCTGATGTTGGTAGGGTTACATTTGTTGCCCCAGTTAAAGTTAATGTAGCAGCATATGCTCCGCTAGTTGCAAAGTTTCCACCAACAGTAATCGTGTTGGATCCATTGTTAATACCAGTCCCTCCGTACGTTGGGGAAATGATAGTAGCTCCCCAGTATCCCGTTGAGATTGTGCCAACGCTAGATAATGACGATAACGTGGTAACGGCACTATTAACCAATGTTCCACTTGTAGGCAGTGTTACACTAGTGTTGCCAGTAACAACTAGTGTAGTATTATATGCTCCGCTAGTTGTTAGATTTCCGCCAAGCGTAATCGTGTTGGACCCGTTGTTTACACCTGTACCGCCATAAGTACCGCTAACAAGACTGCCAGTCCATGTACCAGTAGTGATTGTACCAAGAGTTGTAATGGATGTTTGGCCAACATATGTAGGATCTATATCTACAATAACACTGCCTGTGTTTGGTGAGCAGGTAATAAACCCTACTGTTCCACCGACACTCACAACGCCTGTGGCTGACGATTCAAACGCTGCCCAATTAGCACCATCAACAGTGCCTTCAAATACCCCTGATTGACTGTTAAACCTCATCGTTCCAGCACCACCAGAACGTGCCGCCACGTTACCTTGAGGTAATGTAATACCGCCAGTTCCTGGTAATATTGCATTATTAGCTAATCCAATAGTAACAGCACCAGTCGCGCTAGATACTGTGGTTTGATTAGCTGTTGCAATATTACTTGTTACCCCTGTTGGGGCGCCTGCTTGCCAAGTAGGAGCGCTCCCTGAACCATTACTTGTTAACACATAACCTGAAGTTCCAAGACCTGATACCGTTTGTATTGCACCAGTCCCATTACCAAGCAACACACTATATTGAGTAAGAGATGTAGCACCAGTTCCACCGTAAGGTACATTTATTGTGCTGCCAGCCCAGGTGCCGCTTGTGATCGTTCCAACTGTTGTAATACTAGTTTGTCCTACATATGTAGAATCTATATCAATTATAGGGGTAGAGCCACCGGTTGAAGTAATAAATCCTGGTGTACCCCCCACACTTAATACCCCAAGAGCTGAGGTTGTAAATGGAGCCCATGTAGAGCCATCAACAGTGCCTTCAAACACACTGGTTTGCGTGTTAAACCTCATCGTTCCAGCACCACCAGAACGTGCCGCAGTATTTCCTTGCGGAAGAGTAACTCCCGCGGCTCCTGGTAGAGCTGGATTAGATGTTACTCCAATTGTTATTGCGCCTGTGGTACTAGTAATTGTTAATGCTGTTCCTTGGGTTAAAGTAGCTGCGACTGGATCACCAGCTGTCGTTCCAATTAATAATTGTCCTGCGCCTAATACAACAGGATTAAAAGGACTGGAACCCTCGCTCACTAATATCCCGTGCGCAGTTGGGCTAACAAGACCAGAACCACCTTGAGATGTAATTAATGGCAATGACGGGATCCCAGCAACAGTTGCTAGTGTTCCTGAAAGTGGAAATGTGAGATCGGTATTACCAGTAAAATTAAATGTGACCGGATAAGCGCCAACGGTTGTTAAACTATCCGCAAGAGTTATGGTCGATGCACCGTTATTAACGCCAGTTCCACCGAACGTAGCTCCTAGTGGTTCAATCATATATGTTATGGTGCCAAGTTCAGTAATACCTTGTTGAACAGCAGGCGGTAATGTTCCTGAAATACTTGGTATACCATCTATATTAGTAACAAGTACGCCATCAGCAGCAGTTGCTAAACCAGTTATGGTATTATTTACAGACGAATATAAAAGTTGATTTGCAGTCGTCGAGGCAGGGTAAACAGCTGTTGACCATGTAGGGGCGGTATTCGAGCCTGACAGCAACACTTTATTTGCGGTTGCAATTCCAGACAGTATGGCGGCAGCTGAGGCGGTTGAATAAAAAATCCCGCCATTAGAGGCAGTAAGGTTAGCATTTGTTCCTCCATAGGCTAAGCCAATAACAGAGCCTTCAAAAATACCGGTTGTGATTGTACCAAGAGTAGTAATCGATGTTTGGCCAACATAATTTGGGTCAATACTAATTACTGGATTTTGCCCTCCAGTACAGGAAATTTTATTAAGAGTTCCTGTAACTGTTAACACTCCAACTCCTACAGTTGTAGCTAATACTCCGCTGGTTGGAAACGTTACACTAGTAGCGCCTGTCATATTAAAATTAGAATTATAAGCGCCAGTTGTTGTTAAACTGCCACCTAAAGTAATAGTTCCTGTATTATTAACTCCAGTACCACCAAATTGTTGATTTAAAGGAGCGCCAATAGAAGCAATAGTACCTAATTCAGTAATGTTTTGCTGAACCAATAAAGGAATCGTAGCTTGAAAACTTGGAGTGCCTCCAGAATTTGTAACTAATATTGCGTTTGTGGCTGTAGCTAAGCCTATTAATTGAGTTGCAGAGGATGCGTATATTAATTGATTAGCAGCAAATGCGGCATTGAGTGCGTTACCTATTGTCATAAATTAATCCCTTAATAAATTAAGTTACCACCCAATTTCCTTGTGGTGCGCCTAAAAGTGTAAAATTATTATTAGCAACACTGCACACTAAAGTCAGGGAATCACCAATATTGGATGATGCAATAGATCCGCCTGTTCCTAGAGTTGATGCTATATTACCGAATTGAATTTTTTGCCCTGCATTTTGCGCTATTGTAACAGTATAATTTGAAAGATTTATAATCTGTAGTATTTGTCCTGCTGCTGCAACCGTTGGCAGTGTATAAATAGCGTTAGCAGAGTTTACTAGAAAATATCCGTTATTAATAACCAAAATTTGCCCGGAAGTTAAAGTTGTCCAAGGGAGTGCCGCAAATGCTTGGGCATTAAATATAGTGTTGGCGCCATTTCTTAAGCCTACAACAGTATCACCAGATTCGGCAACCGTTGTAACAGGATTAAATTGACTAAATTTTGTAGACATTTATTACTCCTGTATAGCGTAAAATGCAACAGTAATATTTGGTGTACCACTAGAATAGAAATGTATTACATCGGTTGATTTAACCATTTTAGCG